CCACTGAGCGCGTTTGATGGGGTCCCGTCGTCACACTCGGTGTTGACACAACGGCCATAAGCCCTCCGGAGCCTATGCCCGATGATGTCAAGTTGCGCATCGAGAGACGTCAGGGAATACCCAGTCGCAGGGTAATATCACATTACGCCCCTATTGGCGGAATGGTTGAGTACACTAGTCACAATAATAACCTTCACAATGCGGTAAGGGCCGTACTAGGCAGGGTACTGTTCGTTAAGGACGGTAAAGGAGGCTTGCAACCTCCCCCTGCACCCACTAAGAACTTCGTTAAGACTGTTTCCTCTTTTCACAAACGTCTTCGCAAGTTCCTTCCTCTTCCCACTAAGTGGACAGCAATTGAGTTTGCTCACTCCTACGAATGTCGAAAGAAAAGGAACCGATACCTGGATGCTGCGGAGTCTTTGGTAGATGCCCCCTTAAAACGGGCTGACGCCAAGATTCGGGCATTCCTGAAGAACGAGAAGATAAAGATGGAGAAGCGCTCCTCTGACCCTCGGCTGATCCAGCCAAGGAGCCCACGTTTTAACGTCGAACTTGGGAGATATCTAAGACCAATCGAACATAGCATTTACACTAGCATCAATAAAGTTTACAGGTCTACCGTTGTGTTCAAGGGGATGAACGCAGTGGATCAAGGAAGAGTGATCGCACGTCACTGGAGGGCTTTTAAGAGCCCAGTGGCAATTGGCTTTGACGCGTCAAGGTTTGACCAACATGTCCGCATTGAGGCACTTATGTACGAACACAGTGTTTACAAGCAGATATATCGGAAGGACAGATACCTCGCTTGGCTGCTCAGTATGCAGCTGCGAAACAGCGGTAGCATATCAACACCAGACGGTAAAATTAGGTATACCACCAATGGAAACCGTATGAGTGGTGACATGAACACTGCCGCAGGCAACATAATCATCAATTGTGCCATGATCTATGCCTACATTAATGAGTGTGGGTTGACCAAAAGCAGGCTCATCAACAATGGGGAG